AGTGGTAACATAGCAGCTGGCACAGTAACAGCAGCCTTAACAGGTAATGTAACTGGCGACATAACTGGCGACATAACTGGTAGCATTGCAGGCGCAACAGCTAACATGACAGGTCAAGTTACATTCGGATCACTTTCAGACGGTACGATTACAGCTACAGAATTCCAAACAACACTTACAGATAGTGATACAATTATCCCTACCTCAGGTGCTGTTAAGGATTATGTAGACGCACAAGCTCACATGACAGACGTCGGCATTGCCGGTGATTCTGGAACTGGTGCAATTACAGACTCAGAAACATTCACCCTTTCAGGTGGAACTGGTATTACATCAGTAGTTTCCGGAAACGCAGTAACACACAGCTTGGATAACACAGCAGTGTCAGCAGGATCATATGGTTCAGCTTCACTTATTCCTGTTATCGCAGTTGACGCACAAGGACGTATTACAAGTGTTTCGACAGCATCTACAAGTTCATCATTAACAATCGGTGGCGACAGTGGTTCAGATGATGTTGTAACAGTAGGTACTGACACACTTAACTTCGTGGGTACAGCAAACGAAATTGAAACAACAGTTTCAAACAACACAATCACTATTGGATTACCAGACGATGTAACAATTGGCGGAAACGCTACTGTTTCAGGTAACCTAACAGTTTCAGGTACAACTACAACAGTAAACTCTACAACTTTAGCAGTAGCAGATCCATTGATCTCTCTTGCTACAGGTAACGGTGCAAGCGATGTCGTCGACATTGGTTTGTATGGTTTGATGGACACTAGTGGATCGCAAGATATACACGGTGGTTTATTCAGAGATGCTAACGATAGTGGTAAATGGAAAATATTTAAAGACCTACAAGAAGCACCAACAACTACTGTTAACACTAGTGGTACAGGCTATGCAGTGGCAACACTTGTAGCTCACCTTGAGGATAGTAACACTACTATCACAGGTGGTACTATTACAGGAATTACAGACTTGTTAGTAGCAGACGGTGGTACTGGAGCTAGTACATTTACATCTAAAGGTGTTATGTATGGTAATGGTTCAGGAGCTTTACAAGTAACAGCAGCAGGTTCAGCAGGTCAAGTAATGATAGCTGGCGCAGACGGAACACCAGCATTTGGTGCTCTTGACGGCGGTACTTACTAGTAATTATTATTAACAAACAATACTAAGGTAATTGAAATGGATGAAAAATTAGTCAATGAATATATTAATAACTTAGCGAACAAGATTAACGAGTTGACCCAAGAAAACTTATTATTCAAAACTAGATTAAGTCTAAAAGAGCAGGAAGTAGTTGCTTTAACTGAATCAATACAGATACAGACAAAGGAACTACAGGAATTGAGGGAAGTCCCGGAGCCAAAAGCTCCGGAGGCTAACGTAAAGGAAACTAACTTCTCATATGATGAGAAGGCAAAGGTTGTAGATAAACCAAGAATACCGGAAACGGTAAGGGCTCCAAGGCCCAATGGTTACAACCCTAAAGTAGACGGACCGTTACCGATGATTCCTAATCCTAAACTTAAAGACACAAAGTAAACATTAAGTAAATAGGAAAAGACAAATGGCAGTAATTAAATTAAAAAGATCGGAAACGAGCGGTTCAGTACCAACAACTAGTGATCTAGTCGTAGGTGAAGTAGCGATCAACACCGTAGATAAAACACTTTATGCAAGAGACAGCAATGATTCAATAATCAAAGTTGCTAACTTCGGCGAACAAGATCTTGCTCTCACATTCCCTACAGGGGATTATGGAAGCGTGGCTTCGGCTTTAAGTACTGATGCGTTTGGCGAGTACCTAGACTTAATTTACGATCTATCAACGAACATAAAGTTTAGACTGGCAACTGAAGATCTTGGCAGCGTATAATAACATACTACTAGGAGAAACTTATGGCAGTTACGGTACAGTTTAGAAGAGGAACCAGCACCCAGAACAATTCGTTCACCGGTGCAGTTGGGGAACTTTCTATTAACACTACAAACAATTCTATTAGGGTCCACGATGGAAGTACCGCAGGCGGTACAGAACTCATGCTAGCAACAGCTGGTAACATTTCAGGGGATATTCCAGTAGGGAATATTTCAGGTACAATATCAGCTTCTGCGTTAGACGATGGATCTAGCATAGACGGCGGAACATATTAAAATATTAGGAGAAAATCATGCCAACACAGGTACAATTTAGAAGAGGCACAACGAGTCAAAACGGTTCGTTTACAGGTGCCGTGGGTGAGCTTTCCGTAGATACTACGCTAGATACAGTCCTCGTACATGACGGTTCAACAGCAGGCGGACATAGACTCGCAAAATTTTCAGAGATAGAAGCTGGAGATATTACGGGTGTTACTGCAGGCACAGGACTTTCAGGTGGAGGAACAGGCGGAGCAGTTACGGTTAACCTATCCCACTTAGGATTAGAATCCTTATCAGATCCAGACGACGATCAAATTGTCTTCTGGGACGATAGCGCTGGCGCTACAGCGTTCTTAGATTTAGGCAGTAACCTGTCTATAACTGGGACAACACTTAACGCAACAGATACTAACACCACATACACCGTAGGTGATGGGGGATTAACAACTAATGACTTTACAGCAGCAGATCATAGCAAACTAGATGCCATTGAAGCAGCAGCAGACGTAACAGATACAACAAATGTTACAGCAGCAGGCGCTCTTATGGATAGCGAGTTATCTGATTTAGCAGCGGTGAAGGCAATAGATCAAAGTTTAGTAACAACTGCAACACCAACCTTTGACACAATCATAGCGAAGGGTTTAAAAGATGCAGACGGCGATACGAAAATACAGGTAGAAGAGTCAGCAGACGAAGATACTATTAGATTCGACGCAGCCGGAACAGAAGTTATGAGTATGACTTCAACAGGCCTATTCCCAAGCACTGATGATACATTTAGTCTTGGTAGTTCATCACTTCAATGGAAGGACGTATTCGTAGGTCCTGGTTCATTGTATGTTAATGGACAAAAGGTTATTGAAGATAACTCAGGTACAATTAGTATCTCAGCTGATGCTAACCAAAACGTATCAGTACAAACATCAGGATCAGGTAATGTCGAATTAGACGCTACTGGTTCAGGGCTTGTTTCTGTTAAAAGCACATTACAAATTGAGGACGGTAGCAATATCACAAACTCAGCAGGTAATGCAATTACATTTGGTTCAGGCTTAGCGGCAGATTCACTTACATCAAAATCTACAGATACTAATTTAGTATTAGCGGGTAATGGAAGTGGTAATGTACAAGTATCAGATAACTTAACAGTAACAGGAGACTTTACAGTTTCCGGAACTACAACAACAGTTAGCTCTTCAACTTTAACAGTTGCAGATCTAAACATCACAGTAGCTCAAGGCGCGGCTAACGCAGCAGCAGCCAACGGCGGTGGACTTACAGTAGATGGAGCAGCAGCAACATTAACTTATACCTCAGCAGACGATAGATGGAACTTTAACAAAACCCTTAACGCTACCTTAGTTGGTGACGTAACAGGTGATGTTACAGGTAATGTAAGTGGTTCAGCTGGGACAGCTACTGGTAACGCAGGCACAGCAACAACACTAGCAACAGCAAGAACAATAGGCGGGGTATCATTTGATGGTTCTGCAAATATTAACTTGCCAGGTGTTAACGCAACCGGTAACCAAGCAACAAGTGGTAACGCAGCAACTTCAACATTAGCAGCAGGTGCTACGGCATTAGCAACAGCAAGAACAATTGGTGGGGTATCATTTGATGGTACTGCAGCGATCAACTTGCCAGGTGTTAACGCAGCCGGTAACCAGTCAACATCTGGATTAGCAGCAACAGCTACGGCACTGGCAACAGCTAGAGCAATAGCAGTAAGCGGCGATGTAACAGGTACTGCAAACTTTGATGGTACAGGTAATATAAGTATAAGTACAACTATAGCAGCCAATAGTGTTGCATTAGGTACGGATACAACAGGTAACTTTATGACGCAAGTATCAGGTGGAAACGGTATTACTGTTTCACATACACCAGGTGAAGGCTCAACAGCCACACTTACAGGTACTTCGATATACAATGCAGCTGGAACATTATTAAACTAGGAATAAGCAATGGCTTTATCAAGTAGGACAGAATTAACAGAGTATTGCCTTAGGAGACTAGGGCATCCTGTTATTGAGATTAACGTAGAAGAGGGCCAAGTATCAGATAGAGTTGATGATGCCCTTCAGTTCTTCCAAGAGTATCATTTCGATGGTGTGGAAAGAACATACGTTAAACATCAAGTCACTGGATCGAGTCTTAAATTATCAGCTAATCTGGGCGGGAACTTCGTAAGGGGAGACATACTAACAGGTGGAACAAGCGGGGCATTGTCCAAGTTTGATTCTACTGATGTTACTGGACAATTCCTTTACTTTGAGAACGCCCAGACTGGCACCTATGTTGCAAGTGAGACGGTAACAGGGCATCTATCAGGTGCCACTGCTACTATAGCAGCTAATGACTTTTATCAGAAAGGGGATATTGAAAACGGATATCTACCTATAGGTAACGGTATTATCGGAATAACAAAAGTATTTAATTTCGGTGGAGCAGCTACAAATGCTACTAAAGACGGACAACTGTTTGATCTTATGTATCAGTTTAGAATGAATGACTTATATAACTTAATGGGCGCGGACATGATCTACTATACAATGGTAAGATCTCATCTGTCAACATTAGAGCAGTTACTAGTAAGTCAAAGACAAATACGTTGGAACAGAAAAACCAACAGACTATATGTAGATACCGATTGGGACAAAACATATAACATCGGGGACTTTATTGTAGCAGAAGCATATGCTATTGTAGATCCTGCGACATACAATGAAGTGTATGATGATATGTTTCTTAAGAAATATTCAACAGCACTAATTAAAAGACAATGGGGTGAGAACCTCAAGAAGTTCGCTGGCGTACAAATGCCTGGCGGAGTTACATTAAACGGTGAGACAATTTATAACGAAGCTATTAGAGAGATAGAGCAGATAGAGTTAGAGATGCAGAAAAAGTACGAGCTACCTCCTTCGTTTATGATAGGGTAAAAACATGCCTACAAATTTCTTTTTTCAAAATGGTGGTGGGATAGGCAATACAGGCGAACAGCGTCTTATTGAAGATCTTATTATCGAGAGCCTTAAAATATACGGCCACGATACATTCTACCTACCAAGAACTATAGTAAACAAAAACACAATCTTTGATGAGGATACCTTATCTAGATTCACATCAGCCTATCCTTTGGAAATGTATCTCGACAACGTAAATGGGTACGAGGGACAGGGCGACATATTTACACGTTTCGGAATGGAAGTCCGAGATCAAGCTACCTTTATACTAGCTAAGAGACGATGGGAAGACATGGTCCAAGTTACTGGCGGCGCATTTACACAAACAGCCAGACCTTCTGAAGGCGATTTAATATACTTTGACAAAACAAAATCCCTTTTTGAGATTAAGCATGTTGAATTCCAAAATCCCTTTTACCAGGCAGGTAACATTTATGTATTTAAAATAACAGTTGAACTATTCGAGTACAGCTCAGAAGATTTAGATACTGGTATAGCAGCAATAGATGCTATAGAAACGAAGTACTCTCAGGACATGTTAGAGTATCAGATATTTTTAGAAGATGGTGGGTTATTTACTTTGGAAGATAGTGGATCATTACTTAATGAAGCATTCTCAGTATCAACGTCTGAACCTATAGACAACGCAGACTTTGATAGGCTATTAACACTTGAAGGTATATTAGACTTTAGTGAGAAGAACCCGTTTGGAGAGATTAACTAATGAGTAATAGTGCTAATACAGTATGCCTTAATATCCATTACACAGTAATTTATAAGACCTACGGAGCTTTTTAGATGTTTAAGGGACAACAATTTTACCATAGTCACATAAGAAAGGCTATCATTGCTTTTGGTACTATATTTAATAATATAAATATTGAAAGAAAGAACGCAGCTGGCGAAGTAGCTCAGACATTACGCATACCATTAGCATATTCTACTAAACAAAAGTTTATGACAAGGATAGCAAGGGTAACAGATACAAGTACAGCAGGCGAAGTGGCTATTACATTACCTCGTATGGGGTTTGAAATACAAGGATTACAATACGATCCAGCAAGAAAGACAGCAGTAATACAAAAGAACAAATCAGTTGGTGTAGGAGACGATGTTAATACTGTAAGAGTAGCATTTAATTCCACTCCGTTTAACATGAATTTATCTTTATATATATTTGCGAAGAACCAAGATGATGGGTTACAAGCATTGGAACAAGTACTTCCATACTTCAACCCAGACTTTAACGTTACAATAAACGATTTACCTGAAATGGGAATCAAACGAGATATTAAAATTACACTAGACAATGTTGGATATGAGGACGAGTATGAGGGAGCCTTTGAAAACAGACTAAGTGTAGTATGGACATTGAATTTTACAATGAGATTGAATTTTTACAGCCACGTTGGTAGTGATGAAGTTATTAAAACTGCCATTGCCCGTGTTTATAATGATCCACAAGGACTATTTAGCACTACATTAAACGATAAAGGAACACTTACAACTTCCGTTAATCCTTTAACTGCTACGCCTTTGGACGACTATACATTTATGGAGACTTTTGATGAAACCTTCGAAACCTAATACGTTTAAAGACTTGGATGAAACTTTTGACACTAAGAAAGTAACCAAAGCTTTAGAAGAGAACCTAAGAAAAATACAAACAGAACGCCCTGTTCCTGCTGTTGTAATGACAGAAGAGGATAAGGCAGCGTTACACCAACAACAACAAGAAGAAGATTTGCAATATGCTAGGTCTATTTTAAAACAGGCAGAGGCATATAACGCTGAGGCTATTGAAGGCATACTACACATTGCCAGAAACTCAGATCAACCACGTGCATTTGAAGTAGCAGGTGGGTTAATTAAAAACTTACAGGACACAGCTAAGGACATGTTAGAGATACAAGAGAAAAGTAAACGTATCTCAGCATCAGATCCTAGGGCCAAACAATTAGGCGCTACAGGCACCACAAACAATTTATTCGTAGGCAGTACTAAGGAGTTACTAAGAGCTCTTAAGGATGAAAACCTTAAGACAATAGAAGGTGAAGTTGAATAATGGAAGCATCATCGTATCACGGCAATCCTAATCTTAAACCATTAGCTTACAAACATGATTTCACACAACATGAAATCGAAGAATATATTAAATGTCAGAACGATACAAAATACTTTATAGAAAACTATGTAAAGATCGTTACACTAGACAAAGGATTACAACCATTTAAATTATTCCCGTGCCAAAAAGGCAAAGTGGATCTCATTATGGATGAGAGAAAAGTAATTTTAATGGAAGGGAGACAGCAAGGGAAAACTGTAACAGCAGCTGCGTGTATATTACATTACACAATATTTCAAGAAGACAAAACAGTAGCCATCATGGCTAACAAAGCATCAGCTGCTAGAGAGGTACTTAACAGGTACCAGATAATGTACGAAAATCTACCACTTTGGATGCAACAAGGTGTTAGGGTATGGAACAAGGGTGACGTTGAGTTAGAGAATAATAGTAAAGTATTATCAGCAGCTACAACAGCATCAGCAATTCGAGGTAAATCAGTTAACTGGTTGTACATTGATGAGGCAGCAATCATACCTAACAACATAGCGGATGAGTTCTTTACATCTGTATACCCTACAATTTCAGCGGGTGAGACAACAAAAATACTATTAACGTCCACACCACTAGGGTATAATCACTTTTGGAAATTTTGGAACGAATCTGAGAAGGGTACGAACGGGTTTAAAAACATGTTCATACCTTACTATGAGATTCCTGGAAGAGATGAGAAGTGGTTGGAAGAGCAGAAAGGCCTCTTGGGTGAGGTTAAATTCAATCAAGAAGTTTTATGTGAGTTTCTAGGGTCTACAAATACTTTAATAAATGCTACAACAATTGGTAGATTGAGTTCAAAAGAACCAATATATCAAAAGAATGGTTTAGATATATATGTAGAACCAAAAGAAAAACATTACTATACTATTGTAGCAGATACTGCTAGAGGTATAGGTGGAGACTATTCAGCGTGTGTTGTTGTAGATATTACAGCAATGCCTTATGAGGTAGTGGCTAAGTTTAGAGATAATAAAATAGCCCCTATGTTGTTTCCAGATATAATAGGAAAGTTGGGTAGAGACTACAACGATGCGTTTGTCTTAGTTGAAACTAATGACATTGGCCAACAGGTAGTAGAGATTCTACATGGAGAAGTAGAATACGATAACATACTTAGTACTGTAACCGAGAATCAAAGGCAGTATGTTAGTCCAGGTTTCGGAAAGAGTACTAAATTAGGTGTCAATACATCTAAACAAGTTAAAAGACAGGGGTGTTTTACATTCAAATCTTTACTTGAGGAACAAAAATTATTGATCTTTGATGAGCATATAATATCAGAGATATCAACCTTTGTTGAGAAGAGTCAATCGTATCAAGCAGACGAAGGTTATCACGATGATTTAGTTATGTGTATGGTTCTTTTTGGGTGGCTAAGTGGACAATCGTTCTTTAAAGACATGGTAGATGTCAACACAAGAGAAGGTTTATATGGAACACAGATTGGAGAGATAGAATCTAATCTAACTCCTTTCATAAGATATGATGGCGGAGAACCAGAGTTTGAGGTATTAGGTGGCGATGTATGGTTACTGGAAGACGAATATAATCCAGTAGCATTGCAGAAAAAACTTAAGGATCTTATCAATAGGTAGTGTGTACACAATGCTAATTATGTGTCTACACTTACCGAGAAGTATAAAACAAAAATCTTATAAATAGTTGGATGATATTAAAAAAAACTTGTGTATCATTCATAAGATAATATAAACCGAGGAGAAAAAACATGGCATTTCAGCTATCACCAGGTGTTCTTGTTAAAGAAACAGATCTTACTAGTGTAGTCCCAGCCGTAGCAACCACAACAGGTGCTATGGTAGGTAACTTCCAGTGGGGTCCAACTCAAGAGATCACAACAATTAGTTCAGAGAATAATCTCGTACAACGTTTTTACCGTCCCGATAACGCTACAGCAGTAGACTTTTTTACTGCGGCATCGTTCTTGGCATATGGTAACAACCTTAAAGTAGTTAGAGCTGTAGGAACAGCAGCCCGTAACGCAGTAGCATCAGGATCAGCGGTCCTTATTGCTAATGCAGACGACTACACAAATAATCATAGCACAGGATCTGGCACAAACGGAATGTTTGCCGCTAAGTACCCAGGCGCTATAGGAAACAGCTTAAAAGTTGCATTCGCAGATTCTAGTAATTTCGATACCAACTCAATAGCATCCGGCACAGTAACAGCAGGCGGATCTGCTTATACTAGTTCACCAACAGTAACATTTTCAGCAGCTCCGGCTGGTGGAGTTACAGCTACTGGTACAGCAACTGTTTCAGGTGGAGCGGTAACAGCTATTGTTGTTACTAATAACGGCAACGGCTACACATCAGCACCTACAATATCCTTTAGTGGTGGCGGTGGGTCTGGAGCAACAGCTACAGCAGTCTTATCAGCAGGCTGGACTTATGCAAATGAATTTGACGGCGCACCTTATAGTAGCCAAAGA